CAGGAAATGATCTTCAAAGAATGAATCCTCAGTTCCTTAGAACTTGTCAAACCTCGTTATAAATAATAAAATGACAACAATAATATACTCAGATATTCCTTCCAACTTCAATATCCACCAGATCAAGGAAGATCTGGTATTGCTGACCAACGAAGATGCAGTAAAAAGATCAATAAGAAGTCTATTACTAACAGATCCATATGAGAGATTCTTCAATCCTGATCTTGGAGCTGGAATAAGACATTCACTTTTTGAAAACGTCAGTGCAGATACTGAATATGTTTTAAAAGAAAAAATTAGAGAGACTATTATTAATTATGAACCCAGAGCAAAACTATACTCTGTAAATGTTACTGCTCTTCCTGATGATAATGCATATTCTGCAACTATAGTATTTTCAATAATTAATTCATCTACGCAAATAACACTCGATCTAATATTAAAAAGAGTAAGATAAAATGGCTAATACAGGGTTTCTAAGTGTTGCAGATTTAAGTTTTGATGGAATCAAATCTAACTTAAAAACATTTGTAAAGTCTAAAACACAATTTAAAGATTATGATTTTGAAGGATCTAATCTTAATGCTTTACTAGATATCCTTTCATATAACACATATATGAATTCCTACTATCTTAATATGGTAGGAAGTGAGATGTTTTTAGATTCAGCACAGATGAGACCATCTATTATTTCACACGCAAAAGAATTAAACTACGTTCCAAGATCAGCTACTTCAGCAAAAGCTAAGGTAACATTCACAGTCAATACAGGTGCAGACTTACCCCCATATATCATTGTACCAAAAGGATATACTATTCGCACCACAGTAGACAATACAATATTAGATTTTTGTACAATAGAGGATACAATTATTTTAAATAATAATGGTGTATACACTAGTGCAGCGGTTGATGTATATGAGGGCAAGCAAGCAACAGAATATTTCAATGTCGTGAGTTCAGGAACTAATAGCTTTGTACTAAGTTCTGAAACACTAGACACTAATAGTATAGAAGTGTATATTATCAATTCATCATTAGATTCTACCACAACTCAATTTACTAGAGCAGATACACTTTATGGGTTGAATTCTACCTCTGATGTATTTTTCATAAGTGGGTATGGTTCTTATCAGTATCTAGTACAATTTGGTGATGGTATTTTAGGTAAGGCACTTTCTGCAGGCAATATCGTTAAGGTTTCCTACAGATCGACTAATGGTGGTTTAGGAAACAAAGCCTATTCATTTTCTCCTACTAAAAAAATAGATGGTTTATATTCTGTTACAGTAACTACAAACGTAATTGCTTCAGAAGGTTCGGATATCGAATCAAACGAATCTATAAAGTATAATGCTCCTCGCCACTTTGCTACTCAAGATAGAGCTGTAACAAAGCAAGACTACATAAATCTAGTGACAGAAAAATATCCAGAAATCAAAACAATTAATGTTTATGGTGGTGAGAATGCAGATCCTCCACAATACGGAAGTGTCATAATTAGCGCTATTCCTTATGGATCAGCTCCATTATTATCAACAGAATTAAAAAATGATATTCTTACATATCTAAGAGAAAAAAATATAACTATTACACCTGTAATTGTAGATCCAGAATACATATACGTAGAAGTATTATCTTATGTTCAATATGATCCTACTTTAACTTCAAGTAGCGTACAGTATATAAAAACACAAGTTGCAAACCAAATCCTTCAATATCAAACATTATATTTAAATAATTTTGGTGATGATTTACGCAAATCAAAATTGTCTGCTATGATAGATTTAGCTGATAAATCAATTGTAAGCAATCAAACAATTCTTAGGGTGATGTATGTAACCAATCCTATAAAAGGCAGATCTCAAAAAAATGCTTTTTCATTTGGTAATACATTAAATAGAACCAATTTAATAGCTTATAATGATAGCGACACAGAAGTAGTACAAACTAATTTCTTTACTTACTATGATGATACTCTTGGTGTTTATTATCAAGCTAAAATTACAGATGATGGCATGGGTAATCTAAGATTATACTACCTTACAAACGATTCAAGAAAAATTATACTTAATAATAATGTGGGAACAGTGGATTATGTTACTGGTGCTCTAAATTATTCAATATATCCTTGGGATTACACAAATAGTATCAATTTCTATGCTACAACGCTAAACGATGATATCTATACTACAAATAGTAAATATCTCAATATTGATTTTAACAATTTACAAATCATAGTTAATGTTGCATCCCAATAATGTTAGTTGATCTTAAAAAAATAGCACCTCTAGTTAGCGAACAGTTTCCAGCCTTCTATCAACAAGAAGGACCAAAGTTTATTGAATTTATTGAAGCATATTATGAGTGGTTGGACCAACAAGGTCCTATATTTCATTCTAGAAATTTGCTAGAAACTGCCGATATTGACTTTGTTTCCAATCAATTCCTAGATCATTTTATTTCTAAATTTATGAATGGCATTCCTAGTAATATTCTCACAGACAAGAGATTACTAGAAAAGCATATTCTAGACATCTATAGAGCCAAAGGTTCTATTGGTGGACTTAAATTACTTTTTAGATTATTATATGATATGGACATTAATGTCTATCTTCCTAAAAATGATATGTTCATGGCTTCTTCTGGGAAATGGACAAGAAGAAAATACATTGAGGTAGAACAGAGACCATTAAATATATTTTATGGTGGAAAATATATTACTGGCACTACTTCAGGAGCAACAGCATATGTTACTGTATCTACAAGAATCTTCACTGGATATCAGATAGCTCATGTAATGTATCTTTCAGATATTATGCCTGGTCCAACTGGATCTCCTTTTATAGTCGGTGAGCATGTAGTGTACGATGGAATGGATATCAAAGATTCCACTACTATCAAAGGTTCACCAGTAAGTGCATCTATTGTATATTCGTCAGAGAATCATAAACCAGGTGATGTTTTATACACCCAAAACACAACTGGTGAAGGTCTGCAATTTAGTGTATCCACTATTCTAGATCCTAACATTGCAAGAGGTTATATAGATTTTGTAATAGTCGATGGTGGAACAGGTTATGCTTTAAATTCTCCTGTAACAGTAAGTTATTTGGGAGCTTCTAGAGGATCAGGAGCCAACTTTAAAATTAAATCTCTTAAAGACACTTCTACATTTTCATATAATTTAAATCCTGCAAATAATATGTCTGCAGTTTTATTAAAAGCATTCTCATATGGTGCCAATCTTCAATCTGCCAATAGTCAATCGCTTCTTAGTAGTGCTCTTACGTATAGCTCAGTAACTGTTGGAACAATAGCCAGCCTAGGAGCCAAGACTTCAGGCGATCACAATTATAATGGATCAGTTCATCCTGTTGTATACGAACAAAGAACTAATGGGTATGGTCTTCATGATAGTAAAGGTGGTTATTGGGGTAACAATGCTGTAATAACTGGTAACCTAGCATCAGGAAATGGTGTTATTAGTTCTTTAGCACTTTTGTCTTCTGGATATGGGTATAATAAAGATCAACAAAAACTTAGATTTTACAATACTATAGATCCTACTTATACGGTAGACTTGACTATCAATTTAGGTGCTGTGGGTATGGAAGAAGGTACGTGGGAAGATACAGGTGGGTTTATGAATGCTGACAAATATTTAACTGACAGCTATTACTACCAATCATATTCATATGAAATACAAATAGAAAAATCTCTAGATAAATATATAAACGTATTAAAACAAGTAATGCATCCAGTTGGCAACGAAGTTTTTAGTAAACCTATTATAATAGATAGTAATAGCTTACAACAAACAATAGTTGTAGACACATTGACGGTTAAAATTTAATGGCAGGTATTTTTAATCAAAATATTAAAGGGAAGTTAGTTCAGGATTTTATTTCTGACGTTGATAATCCTTCCTCTAATTATTATATTGGATTTGGTAAATTTTTTACGTGGGATGATGATAACAACCCACCAGCTACCGATCCTTCTATCAAGTATATCTTCTATGACGTCAATAAGAATCTCTTGTTTGGCAAGAGAGTTTCTCAATCAGATATTATTACTGTTGCAGCTAGTCATGTTTGGACATCTGGTACTGTTTATGACTACTATGATCATGCTGATTCTAATTTATACTCAAAAGCTTTTTATGTAATAACTAGCTTAAATAGAGTATATAAGTGTCTATTTAATAACTATGGGGCTCCTTCAACCATAGAGCCTTCTTTGACTATTAATAGTGGTGATTTCAATACCACAGATGGATACAAATGGAAATATATGTTTTCTGTTAGTAGTGTTAAGGCTAGGAAGTTTAGCACTAGTTTATATTTTCCTATCATTCCTTCTCAAACTGTATCACAATTTTCCGAGACGGGTGCTATTCATGTTGTTAAAGTAAATAATTCCGGTAATGATTATATAACAGCTAATGGATTTATCGTATCTTCAATTAATAGTAAATTATTTCAAATTCAAAATACATATGCCTCTTCTATAAATGGAGCATATACAAAATCTACATTTTATATCTATTCTGGAAGTTCTTCTGGATCACTTTCTTCAATTAGTGACTATGTAGTCAATACAACTGGAAAGTTTGTTTATACTACAAATCCTATCCTTGGCACTGATAGCACATCGTCGTTTAGCATCGGTCCCCAAGTTGTAATAGAAGGTGATGGAAGTGGTGTGG